CCATTCCATTCCATTTCATTCCATTACATTTCATAACACGGTAACGTATCAACATTCATAATAATATGTGTATTCTTACCTTCTTTCAAGAACTTCGCCGCCAGTGCCGCGTGTTTCTTATATTTTTTATACGTGATTTTATACGCATCGAATATCGGATTATGAATCTCGGTTGAAGGAATGTGATTGTGAACCGATCGCGTAATCATCTTATACAATTTAAAATCCGGGTATCGTTCCTCGCCACTCGATTTATACAGCACATTACGTCCTTTATCATCCATCGTCCATTTTACAATTAACCGAATAACTGGGTCGGATTTACACAGTTTTTCTACCTTACGGAGGTCATAAATAAAATAGTCGAACAGAGCACACGCGAACCGGCACAAATCAAAACTATAATTCGGTTCTACAGTAGGTTTATCCGCATTATAATATGGCGGGAAGTTGTATTGTGTAGCTGCGTCACCTTTGGGGTGGAAACTGTCACTACATATGAGTTCACCACGGAACTTATAAATCGCCCGGCCGAAATCAATGATTTTGAAGATGCGACCATACGTGGGGACTTTATAATACTGTTCCTCGTAGAGGTAGTAAAGGAACTCTTCAGTAGTTTCAATAAACATAACATTATTTGTATGAAGGTCGTTATGTGTAAACGCAAACATCTTCTGGTATATTATGAGTGTCATAATAACCTGGAATAAAATAGATGTCCACTCTTCTTTCGTGAGTTCATCCGTCATCATAATATGATCGAGTGTGCTTACACACTTTTCAAGAAGAATCGCTTGGACAGGGAAATCTTTTATTTTAACGGTGATATTTTCATCATCACTGTCGTATGATTCATCTTCGCTGTCGCTGCCACTGCTGCCACTGCTGCCACTGCTGCCACTGCCACTGTCCTCGTGACTGCCGTTGTCGCTGTCCTCGTCCTCGCCACCACCGTCCGCAAATGAAGTATCATCTACTTTAATCGTCTCATTGATTTCGTGATTACTGCTCCCCCCATCGGTTTCATCTTCACCATCAATCGTAGTATATGATGAATTCGACTGCGATGAGTCGCTATCACTAGAATAGTCTTGATCTCTCGTTCTATCTTTATGATTCAGTTCCGTCTTTTCGCCATCATCATTGTCATCATCACATTGAATCTGCTGCGTTATTAGCTCATCCACATTTAATTCGACCATCTCTGTGCTTGATGTTGGTGTATCAATAACGACACACTCTGATTCCGCGACGCCTTGTGTTTCGATACGAATATCTACTGTCTCAAGAATATGAAGCCGATTTTTAAGATCTGGTATGTCATCGGATTGGTGGATATAACTATCTTCACCCGTAGAACCAATCATCGGTTTTAACTTATTACGGAGTTTCATCAATTTACTCGCATTGATATCCGAGATGTCGCTTTCATCTTCGCCGAATTGTGAATAATCGATTGTGAATAAGTTGTTCTCATATTTATTAAAAAACGAGCATCCAACAAGATACTCGATATCATCAAACACATTCGTGGAAAACTCGCGTTGTTTACATAAATAACTGCCATAATAATCAAGTCCGTGAACGACTCCGTGTGTATGAAGTGTTTTGCTTGTTAAATAGGAGAAAAACCCGTCAACATACGACGCATTGTTTACGTTTAGCATTTTCTCTTCACAATCCGTGGAACTCGAATTGTATTTGGGTAGCGACATCGTTTTTGTCTCTTGAATATTGTATTTACCCGATAAATACCGGATTGGGTCAAGTAGCGGCGAATATTTCACGAATATCGGCGCATTATGTGTATTGCCGGCGTCATCCCCAATCACCGTTTCAAGATGGTTTAGGGTTTGATTCGTTTCGGCGTGTTCACTCGAATGCTCGATAATATTCTGTAAATAATATTTTTGGTTCAATTGGATACTATTATAATTCGACTCATTAATATCGAAAAATCGCGAATAAATCGGAGTAAAATTCTGGATATCGAATAACAGCGCGGTTTCTATCTTATCCGGTGTATATTTATGTTTCCGATAATGTAATTGGAATAATGTCGGCGACGTCTGTGTCTGTGTCGGTGTCGGTATTGGCGAAGTCATTGTTCCTAAATGAAATACTGGTATGATTGTTAAATAGAAGTTATAAATTGATTTTAAACGGGCATTCGATTCCGATTCCGATTCCGTATCGATTCCATTTCATTCCATTCGTAAAAAATGTCATTAAATAATATATGCCATTTTTATCACCATTTACTCGATTCGTCGTGATTGCGTGTAAATGAATTTAGAACTAGCAAAATTCGATATGAAGGCGATCAGCTTTCGCCCCGATGAAAATAAGGGACCCGTTATCGTTCTCATTGGACGCCGTGATACAGGTAAAAGTTTTCTCGTTCAGGACTTGATGTTTCACCACCAGGATATCCCCATTGGAACCGTCATCTCAGGGACAGAAGCCGGAAACGGGTTTTTCGCCGCACATGTCCCAAAACTATTCATCCACGATGCGTATAACACAGCAATCATTGAAAATATTCTAAAGCGTCAAAAGGCAGTATTGAAGCAGGTGAAGAAGGAACAGGATATGTATAAGAAGTCGTCCATTGACCCGCGTACATTTGTTGTATTGGATGATTGTCTGTATGATAACAAATGGACTAAGGATGTGATGATGAGGCTCTTATTTATGAACGGACGTCATTGGAAAGTGATGTTAGTCATCACAATGCAATATCCCCTGGGTATCCCTCCAAATCTCCGCACCAATATCGACTATGTTTTTATCCTCCGCGAGCCATATATTGCGAATCGTAAGCGAATCTATGACAATTATGCGGGTATGTTCCCCACTTTTGAGAGCTTTTGTCAGGTGATGGACCAGTGTACCGAGAATTTTGAGTGTCTCGTCATCAATAACAATGCGAAATCGAACAAATTACAGGATCAAATCTTCTGGTATAAGGCACAACAGCACGGGCCATTCAAGCTGGGTAGTAAGGAGTTCTGGGAAATATCGAAGAATCTCGGTTCTGATGACGAAGGAGAGCAGTCGTATGACCCAAACGCCTCGAAAACCAGTAAGGCACCGAAGATTAACGTGAAGAAGAGTAAGTGGTGATGGGAAAGCGCTTCGCAATTCGGGGTAGCGGTTTGCCGAAATTAGCATTTAATCATAATTCTTGCTTTTGATTTATAAAAGCAAGTGTCAGTTTTGACGTCGCTTTCATAAAAACCGCTTTTGTTTTACAAAAACAACTGATATCATACACATCGCTTTTATAATATCCGCTTTATTTTATAAAAGCGGATATTCACAACCCATAATATATCCAAATTGCGTGTGAACATCGGCGTTAATTGAAATACGTAATATCGTATACTACAGTCCAAACGACTATTACTTCAATTTTTATCTTGGTTTATTATTCTAAAGCGTTTTCATAAAAGCACTTTTATTTATAGAAGCGGAAACAACTTAAAGACATCCGTCTATACATAGTATAACATACGCTCATAACGATGTCCACCTCTTCTTCTGCCTCCACCGCCTCTTCTGCGACTCTCAACATTGTTGAACTCATTGAGAAAAATCCGATTACAAAGTTATCTCAAACATACAACAATTTTCTCCTCGAAAAAATCCAAGAAAACTTCAGCACATTCGAACAACAATTATTTGTCAGTAGTTTTTATTGTTACCTTAATTATGATAAGACTACTGACTTTGTTGTTGATTTGGATGACGTCTGGAGATGGTTGGGGTTTGCGTCTAAATTCAATGCTATACGAGTAATTGAACCCAACTTCAAACTCAACGTAGATTATACTGTGTCAATTCCTGAATTTAAAAAATCAGAACAAAAAGACCAACCATCTGGTGGTAGCGACGAAGAACAACCATCTGAATCAACAGTTCCTTCTAAACCAAAGAATGGTGGGCAAAACAAGCAAACCATCAAACTTACCATCCGTTGCTTCAAACTGCTCTGCTTGAAAGCACAGACCAAGAAAGCCGGTGAAATCCATGACTATTATTTGCGCCTGGAAGAAATTATTCTTATGACCGTTGACGAACAAACAAATCAGCTCCGTGCGCAACTCGAACAATCCGCCGCACAACTCGAACAAAAGAACGAGGTCATCTCCACCCTAAATCAAGCCACCATCACCCTGACCCAAGAAAAGAAACGCGCAATTCAACAAACTCTTATCAGCCAATTTCCTGTGAATACTCAAACAATTTACTTCGGCACAATCGACAACACCAACGCCGATAACGAGAAACTCATCAAATTCGGACAGACTAACGACTTGGCCACCCGGGTCGCAGACCATCACAAGAAATACACAAATTTCATCCTCACCGCAGCATTTCGTGTCACAAACAGGTCCGAAATTGAAAACCACATAAAGTCCCATCCAAAAATCAAGCGCCAACTTCGTACGATTGAAGTCGCTGGTAAAAACAAGACCGAAATCATCGCATATGATAACTCCAATTTTACAATCGAACGCCTTACAAAGCATATTGAATGCATCATCCAATCCAGAATGTATAATGTGGAAAATTTTAACCGTCTTCTTGACCGTAACCGCGAATTGGAGGCTGAGAACGCGAAGCTTGTCACTGACCTTGAATCGAAAAAGAAGGCAATCCACGACCTCACACTTGCGAACAATGAACTCCGCGAGAAGACCGCGCAACAATCGCAGGCGCTTCAAGTTGTTGCGACTGAGAATGAATCTCCATTCACTCAACACATTCTTTTACCCGATGATGAAATGACGCAAAAATTCAATCAATTCGTCGCAACCTGCTGTATTGTGCGCCCCGATGTGGAAGAGGAATCCGTGAACCTTGAAGGACGTTTTCGTCTTTGGTCCCATATAAAACCAGCGAAAGAGACCTTCCACGCATTGAAGCATTATATGGACGTCAAATTTAAACCCAAACGTATAGGTCGTATTCACGGCTATCAGGGTATCAAATTGAAGACAGTGGAATATAAGAAGGTCATCGCAAACGAAGCCGAAAACCCAGCGCAGTTTAGTGTGGAAACCTTTATTTTCCAGTGCTGTAAATTCTCCGACACCGGCAAAATCCTGAACTCAACGCTCCTGAAAGAGTATCAGCAATGGAAAATCTCAGTGGGACAGACTCCCAGCGAAAATGATATGAAGAACCTGAAGACGTATTTGAATGCTTCCCCAAACGCACTGAAGGCCTGTGTGTGGAGTGATGGTACTTCGAATGAAGGATTTTATGGCCTAGAAATCATGCAAGGTTTTTATGCTATTAATAAAAACGCAGTCCAAGAACAAGGCGCAAACCCCATCATTGGCGTCCAACTTTCAACCACGGGCAAGAAGGTGGAAAAGAGGTTAGTGGGTTCCAATCAAGTCCTTAAAACGTGGAATACGATCGCGAAAGCGTCGGAATCCGAAGGTTTCTCAACGGCCAAAATGAGCCGCAGTGTAAAAGACAAAACAGTCTTCAATGATTATTATTACTGTGTAGCGGTTTAATCTATTCGATAAACCGTATTACTCGCAGTAATAATAATCCACATTTTTTGTGGGTGTGTATAATTCAAATACTTATTTATCCGCCTCAGCCCCTGTCAGTCTCGACAATCCGTGGTCATTATTCTTATCCATAACGACATCCTCGCTCTCAAACAGCTCCTTACGCATCTCTTCCACGGTCATCGACACAGACGCGGTATCATCACCCGCATTCCAAATGCCGCCGCCCGTGCCCGCACTGCTCGTGCTCTCATCCAGATCACGCGGCTTCGCATCGACCAACGTCTCGCCATCCTTCGCCAACATCTGCGTGAGCTTATTCCCGCTATCCTTCGCCAACTTGATATTCTCCTCAATCGCCTTCGCCTTCGTTTCCTTGACACGCTTATCAAACTCCGTCTTCG